ATAACATTTCTATCAGTGTCATAGACTTTTACATTTTATTGGAGTACAAAAATAGTAATTTAAAAGAACTTATGCAACTTTATAACAGCCCTGCCTTACTGGGTGCTATATCCAGCGCGCCCAAAATGGTAGTGTCTCCCGCTCCTTGGATAGGCATATACGTATCCAACTTGAAGCCGACGGCTTCGCTATTGAAAAACTACAACTCACAGAAAAAGGCGTTAATGTAAAAGGAAAATATAAGCAATGAAACCCGATAAGAACTATAAGAAAAAAGCCCCTTCCACTTCAGGAAGGAAAGGGGGAAACTCCCTCCAACCTACTCGTAACATTGTTCCCAAGGCAATGGCACGTACTCGTGCCGATGTGCTCACATGGAAGAGTGCGCTAGCTATGGCCGAGAATATAGATAATCCTAAGCTATATCCTTACTATAACTTAGTAAAGGATATGCTTCTTGACGCTCATACAACCTCACAAATCAAAAATCGCAAACTAAAGACGCTATCGGCTAACTTCTCCATAAAGAAAGCCAATGGGGAGACCCACCCCGAGCTGACAAGCCAATTACAGAAGTCTGTATGGTTTGGTGATATTATCGGGCATATTTTGGACAGTGAGTACTTTGGCTATACCCTTATTGAATTTAATCGGGGTGATGATAATAGTGTAGAGGTGGCTCTTATACCTAGGCAAAATGTAATACCTCAAAAGGGTATTGTCCTAAAAGATTACACCGATGATAGAGGCTTAGACTATATGAACGCCTCTGAGTACGGAACGTGGTTGTTAGACTTTGGCAAGTCGGGCGACTTAGGGCTTATCAATCAAGCAATACCACATATACTCTTTAGTCGTTTTGCCCAAAGCTGCTGGTCGGAGTTGTGCGAGATATATGGCATACCTCCCCGTGTAATGAAGACAAACACCCGCGACCGCCAAGCCATCGCACGTGCCGAGAAGATGATGACCGACATGGGGGCTGCCGCTTGGTTTATCATTGACGAAACCGAGCAATTCGAGTGGGCTACTAATGGGGTACCCGCTACAGGAGAAGTGTATGACGGGCTAATCAATCGTTGCGAAAATAGCATCTCTCTGCTCATTTCGGGGGCTATTATAGGGCAGGACACCAAATATGGAAGTAGAGGTAAAGAAATGAGCTCACAGGATATACTACAGGATTTGGTAGATGCCGACCAAACGATGGTAGAGCAGTATATGAACGACAAAGTGCTCCCCGCCCTCTATGCCATTGGGGTACTCCCTGAGGAGGGCTTATCGCTCATGTATGACCAAGCGGAGGACTTAGGCGAGCTATGGACACGTACCAAGGAAATACTGCCCTATAAAGAAGTCTCTGATGATTGGATTAAAGAAAAATTCGGTATTGAAGTAACAGGGAACAAAGCACCTACTACACCTCAAAAGCTCTCTTTAGATTTTTTCGACTAAGCCCCGATAGGATTACAGACCTCTATTTCGGGGCTATGCACCAAAGTCTAAGTCTGCAATATGCACCCTGTGATTGTGAGGCATGCCAAAGTGCAAGGTTATCAAGCGCACAAGAGCCTCCAAAGAAGCCGTTAGACCTTACCAAAGTAGCGAAAAAAGCGTTTGACTACCTGCACAAAAAAGGCGCTTACAAGCCGGAAGACTTGACGAAATACAAAGCCTACCGAGAGCTAATTACGGCAATGACGGAGGTATTCTCCTCTGCTATCCCTCACGAAGTACCTGAGGAGATGAAGTCCTATTTAGAGCGTGATGTGTTTGTTTTTTCGGGGCTCAAAACCCATACACAGCTAACGGAAGCACGTAGCAAACTCAAAGATGAGCAGGGTAACATACGCCCTTATCATCTCTTTGAAAAGGAGATACTCAAACTCAATAATACCTATAACCGTAACTACTTAGAAGCCGAGTACCAGTTCGCCGTACAGAGTGCTCAAAGTGCCGCTAATTGGGCAAACCTGCAAGAGGATACAAGCAGGTATTGGCTCGAATATCGTACCGCAGGCGATGAGCGAGTAAGGCAAAGCCACGCCTCTTTGGCAGGAATCTGTTTACCCAAAGACGATGCCTTTTGGACAGAGTACTACCCGCCTAACGGTTGGCGTTGTCGCTGTACCGCTGTGGAAGTCTTGGCACGTGAAAATACCAAAAGCAACCCCGAAACTGCCAAAAAGGCAGGCGAGGAAGCCACTACCCAGATAGGTAAAAGCGGAAACAATAAGCTGGCCATGTTCCGTTTCAATCCAGGGCAAGAGAAGAAAGTATTTCCTCCTAATAATACCTATACCCAAGTGGTAGGGGCGGAACAGGTACAGCAGGTTTTAAACAATATACAACAAAGGCAAACACCTGAGTTGAGAAATATAGCAGATTTAAACAGTTTCTTTACAGATTTTGCCCGAAATAATACTGAAATGTTTGCTCGTGGTTTTAGTGAAATAACTATAACTACACGAGCAGATGTTAATGGTACTACCGATGCTAATGGTCTAATACGTCTTAAAGAAGATATTGTTAATAAGTGTATTGCTGCGCTCAATAATATACAAAAAGGAGAAGCTACAACATTTAGTCAAGAGGTAGCCTTATCTACCTTACACCACGAGATTTGGCACAACACTAATAAAATAGGGTTGGTACGAATGAGTGCCTTTCAACAACAAACAATGGAATTAGCGAATGAGTTTGTATCTCGTAAAACACTACCTCAATTCTTAGAAAAATTAGGAGGTGAATTGCAAAATAGAAGTCTAATGAATGACAGGGATAATACGGGCTATAATACAATGGTAAGAAATTATGACCAACTTATTAAGTGGTCTGGGGCAAATGAAGATGAGGTATTAAATACAGTACGTGATCATCTTATCAATGGAAGATATGATAGACAAATTGAGGGACTTTGTAATGCAATAGTAAATCACTCAACCAATAACACGGATGAGATTACAGTTACAGAACTTATTGTCGAAGCTCAAAGACTTTCAGAAAGAGAATTTAGGCAATTATTATCTACGTATTGAAGATAGTTCTTTTTGATATAATGCGGATAATTTGTTTGAAAGCTCGGTAAGCTCATAGTTTTCGGCATAGTCCACTAAGTTTAATAGTCTCATTTGCTCTTCTGTATATAGTTTTTCATAAGAAAAGAGAAGAGGTGAACATTCTTTGTGAACCATAGCTATATCCCACATTTCTGCAGTTCTAAGGTCAATACCTTTGTAAGTGTATTCTGTTGGTTCCATTTCTACAAATGTATTTTAGGCTACAAAATTACAAAACAATTTTCAAACAAAAAACAAATCTTTCTAAAACTTTTATAAGCAAAAAACTAAGCATTGCAAGGCATAGAAGAATTAACTATTAACAATTGACAATTAACCATTACTAAAATGGACTTTAAAACCTTTTTAAACCACGTTTTAACCGATACAAAGGTCAAGCTTACTGAGACCTTTGACCGCAACTTTGAACGTAAAGGCTTCTTTAATCAAAAGTGGCCTGAAACCAGGATCCCCAATCGCCGTGGTTCCCTAATGATACGTACTGGCACCCTGCGCCGCTCTATCCGTAGTACAATTGAGGGTTCCTCCGTACGATGGACAAGTTCCGTACCCTATGCCCAGGTACATAACAATGGAGGCGAGATAGAGGTAACGGCGAAGATGAAACGCTACTTTTGGGCTATGTACTACAAGGTAAGTGGAGCCGCCAAAGGAGGCAAAGGCACTAAAGGAAAAGCCCTATCTGTGGAGGCCGAATACTACAAGGCCCTTGCACTAAAAAAAGTAGGTGACAAGCTCTCTATCCCCAAGCGACAATTTATAGGGGATCATCCCGAAGTAAAGCGTATGATTGACGAGATTGTTGGCTATAACCTAAATGAAGTGTTCAAAAACATAAAACCATGAAAGCACTATTAGAGAAGATACAAGAAAAACTCAGTGAAGTAGAGGGTTTGAAATATATAGACGAAAACTGGGGGCAACTGGATTACTACAGCCCCAATATGCCTGTACAGTACCCTTGCGTACTGATAGATATAGGGCAGGTACAATACAGCAACTTAGGAAAAGACTTAACCAAAAGGCCTGTGCAACGGCAAATAGGGAGCGTGCAGCTTCGACTTACAATAGCTAATATGCGCCTTACCAATACCAGTGGGCAGGCCCCAAGGAGACAGAAAGAAGAAGCGTGGGCGATATGGACACTCATAGAGCAGATACACCAAAAACTACATGGGGCTGTACTTCTGCCCAATGTAAGCCCCCTTATCCGAGCTTCCCAACAGCGAACTCTACGTGATGATGGACTACAAGAGTATGAAGTATATTATAACTGTGAGGTACAGAATATCTAATTAGTCAATCAATGACTAATCACTTATCTTTAGTTTTTCCTCTATATCAGTATTAAGAATACGGTAGAGTGTTCTACGGGAGACGAAAAATTTAGGATAGATAAACTCACGCCATATCACCGCTATAGGGATATAGCGACAATCATGTTGGTTAAACTCCTCCATGATTGCTCTGTAGCGCAATAGCTGGTTTCGGTGATACCCTTTTCTTTGTTTTTCCATAGTTTTCATAAGGGGCGTGTGTTAGGTTATTTAGCTGCAAAATTAAAAAAACGTCTGCTATTATCCAAATTGGATTTTAGCAGACGTTGTTAGCTTGGGTCAATGTTTTTTATCTCGCTTTAATAACCTTGCTATCTCTTCATTGTAGCTTTCTGTTCGGCTTTCTTGATAGCGGAAGTTCTCATGATCTTGACTGCTCTCACTGATTACAACTTCTGTACGCTCTTGCTCATATTTGCGAAAGATAGTCATTAGCTTTGGCATACTGATACGCTCATATAGTTCGCCAAACTCACCCGAAACAATCCTCTTGAAAATGAGCGATAGCTCCGATAGCTTCAAAAAAGAATAATCTGTGATGATTTGTTCGGTACATAACTTTATTTGCGCCTCTGATAGGGGATTTTTAAGGTTCAACAGCTCATTAAGCTCTATGAGCCATAGGGCAATGTAACTTCTTAAAAATGCTTGTCCTCTGTTCTTTTTAATCTCTACTAAGCTTACTGTTTTACGACTAACAGCATCGCTCACTCCCTTGAGTGTTACACTTCTCATAAGACAGTTATTCGGCGAATAGGCCTCTAAGAACTTCTCGTTTGAAATCGTCGCTAATTCGTTGGGTCTTACTACTATTACCTCGTTTTGCATTTTGTAATATCTTGTTTAATTGTGAATTGATATATTTCAAATCGGTGTTTCGTTGATGGAACTCGTCTAACTTTTGCCAGTTCTGTAGCAGGTACTGCCAAGTGGATAAGGCCTCTGTCTCATCGGCTGAGTTGCTCGTAAGGTAGGTGATGATTTGCTTGAGGGCATTGCCGTCCGCCCCAGTGAATTTGGGAGACAAACTAAATTGTCGGTAGTAGAAAGCAAACCATTCGTCTAAGAACAAGGCGTATAAGCTCGGCGGGTTTGCCTCCTCCTCTCGATAGGTAACTCTATCACCCCAAGTCCCTTGCCATTCCTCTATAAGGTTTTCCAAGGGAGGAACCAATAGCCCTATTTGTTTGAGGCGCTCGCCCTCCAATGTGCCTTTTTTGACTTCCATCTTTTGGAACTTTCCTCCTTTATAGGTCAGCTTTAGCACAACGGCACAACTGCGTATGGTTACTATATAGGTCATTTTTATTTTGTTTAATAATTAAAAACTTTCCTTTTCAACATTTATTGTAATGTTATCTTCATCGAAGTACTTAATGATGTATATCGTCTTTCCTTCACGGAGGATAACAGAGGAGGGTAGTTTGCTAATTTGGTTACGAAAGTAATGAAAGATGTTATATATACCTTTTTTAAAAAATTTTACATCAGTTTTAGCCTTATTTAGTTCATCTTCTAATTTTTCAACTTTTTCTTCCGCTTTTATAGTCATACTGCACAAACGCAATAGCTCTTTTTTTGCTTGTTGAGGGTTACCATTAATTCTATCGCATATTGAGGAGTAACTTATATCATAATCGTCTATTTCCATTGTATTTGTTTTTTTAGTGTTATACTTCTACTTTTGTTTTTGTTAGTTGTTTCCCACAATCTTGGCAAAACACAGCAGTTATCACTACAGTACAATGCCCTCCTATAGTGCGTAATACTTGGTGTTTGTGAGGGCATTTGTCATTGGTCACTTGTCTTTTGTCACTTCTTTTCATATCGTTTCTCAATTATTTTTTCTAACGCTCCTATTACCTTACTGACTTCTTTTGTAGTCATTTCTTTTAAGGGCTTTTGTACAGGACACTTCTTACTTAGTAGAAACTTGCCCAATCGCTGAAGGTCGGGGATCCTTGGGTTATCCACCTGCACCCAACCCAGTTCATGGCACTTAGCCAACAAACTAAGATGCTGCATATTATGACTATCAAAATATGCTTCCTTGCTGTAATTATACTTCAACCAGTCTAATATCTCAAAGGCTTCGTCTTCGGTTAGTTCCTTGCTTGAACCGAGCTCTCTAAATACAAAGTCCGATAGAAAAGCCAGCCGTCCCTCTCTATCCTTAAACCTCTTTCCTAAGAGGCTTTGTAGGATTTTTAGTTGTCGTGTGCTAATCATAACTATTTCCCAAAAAGTTCCCTATATGTAGTAGTTGTTATCTCCTCACAATCTTTTGGGATGACAACATCACAATCTTCACTTACACAAAAACCAAAGTACTTATCATTCCCTTTGTCGAATCCTATATTACTAAATGCCTCATCCCAACCGATACAGGCATTAAGCTCGGATCTGGTGATAGTAGGTGCCTGGTCAAAGTCTGCTTGTACGGCTTTGCCTTGTTTGGTGTTCAACCGAGGCGTATATTCATTTTCCTTATCTTTTACTTTTTTCCAGACCTTAGTGTCTACTATAATGTCTTTAGGGAATATGACTGAGGAAATACCCCCATTTATAACCCAATAGGCTCCTCTCCAAGAGGTAAAACCATACTTATTAGCTAATGCTTTTTGATTTTCAAAGCAAATATCGAATTTGTCAACTATCTTTTGAAACTTCCTTCCTGTTTCACTATCTTTTTTTGTTATAAAATACATTTTAAATCGTTTTTAAAGGTTATAAAACCCTGCCTTAGGGGGTCTCTTATGGGCGTCCCCTTAATACCAACGACACGCTAAGGTCAGGGTATCTAATAATCGTCCGCAGTGGCTTACCGCTAATCAATAGAGAAGTTGAAGTTTACTCTTTTTTCTATACCATTCTCAAATTTGACCAACTTATACCCACGTATATACATACTCGTACGTATATCTACGATGGCGTTCTCTATGATCTCCATACCCTCATCAAAGAGGGCACTGTTAGCCTTTTGCCTTAGCGTGCCTAACTTGCGCACCTCTCGTGGGTTTAGGTTCCCTTGTGCATCTGTCCTTAATGCTGTATTAAGGAACTCCAATAGGAGTTTTTCTTTTTCAGTATCTCCCGCCAAGGACGACATATAGGTTTTTATCTTCTTAAGTCCTTCGCTCTCTGTACCATTAAAGGCGGGGCGTACATTCCAACCTATACGGATACTTGCCGAACCATCTGCCTTGGTAAAGGTATGTGAATCTTGATTCTCTTTCTGAGTGCCGTATAGCTCTGCACGGAGGGCTATGATAGTCTTCGCTTCTTGGAAAAGTTTCGCTACCAAATCCTCTACATCCTCTCGTTGTGAAAGGCAGAACCCAATGTTATCATCTACCAATTCTGCTTCAAGTTCTAAAAGTGTCTGTCTGCTCTGTTGTTTAGCTAATTTTTCTGCTCTTTGCTTCTCTTTGAGTTGCTCTTGTAACTTTTTTAAGTCCTCGGTACTCATCTGTGATAAATCTACGCTCATTTTTTATCTTTTTTAATTGTTATTACTCGTCTATTCCTACTTCATATTCCCATTCCATAGCATCATCTTCTCTTATGTTATTCATTAGCCATTCAAAGGCTTTTTCATATTTCTCTGAATCTTCAATACCAACAGAGATTCCATATTTGGCCATATTATTTAATTGTTCAAAAACTTTATCGGGTACTTCTACACCTCCAAGTTCTACCGTATAGGTAACCGTTACTGCTAAATCTTTAATAACTTTCATTTTTTATCTATTTTAAATTATCGTTCTACTTTTGCTTTATATAATTCGTGGGTCTCTATTGGCTCCCAAGTCCCATATTCCTGATTATACCAGGTCAATACTCTTTCTGGGTTGTAGCGGAAGTCGGGGGCTTCCCAGTTCTTTATTTTGATATACTCGTATAGGGTATATACAATTAGTGGTAGCTGTGTTCTGTAGCCGGCATGATACTGATGTATCATTGTCCGCTCTGATTCTGTCAAGGCTTGCAAAAAGTTGTCAAGCCTCAGTACTTCCATATATAGTTGGTTCATTAGCTTTGAAATTTGAGTTCTCTTCTGATTTTACCTAATAGCACTTTCGGGTATATATGATTAATCTGCTCTACCGCAATCTCTATCATTAGTTCTACATCTGATTGGTCAAATACGCCCTCTCTAAGTGCCTTGCCATAGTAATACGCTATATCACACTCCACATAGTAGTGCCATTGGTCATCAAACCAGTTGTTGAGATAGTCATTCCCCACTAAGTCAGCCACGTTTTTCACGATTCGTTTTTCACGATTCACTTTTTCACACCAGCCAAGGAAGTACTTGTACTTAATCGCTTCATACTGCCTATAACTACAATCTAAGTAGTACAGCAGGCAGTGCCTAAATGTCTTTTGCTTTTCTATAGTTTCCATAATTTTTACTCTTCACTTATAATTGTACTATGATATAACTCTGCTTTCTCCTTGTCTATGGTAAGCACCCCACCAGGACAACGCCCCGATATATTGCATGCCAAGCCTTCCACTCGTATAATCACCTCTGCGAGCTTCTTACAAAGCCTTGCCACTGCTATATCGGGTTCCCCCTTCTCTTCGTGAGCGAGGAAGACAAACAATACATTGCGGTAATGCTTGCCCCATTCCCTAAGTTTAGGGGCTGTTAGCTCGTCTTTATAAACTGTGGTATTGTCTATAATCACCACTTTAGGGGCACGTTGCTTAGCTAATGCTTTCTCTATCTCGGTAAGTTCTGTATAGGGTACTATCTTTAACTTGCGGTTGCTGGGGTCAAGCCCACTACGGATATATGCCTCTTGAAAGGACTTACTAATGCCCTGCTCGGCACTTACATACATCACCTGTTCAAACTTGCTCAAGTATTCCGCTAACATTAGCGAAAACCACGTTTTCCCCTGCTTCTCTCGCCCATAGATAATCCAAAACCCACCTACTTCGGGATTGCCAAGAGCTTTCTCCCATACCCCCTCAAAAGGAAAGGTTTTATAGGTTTTTTCCAATAATTGTTTCCCGTATATACCTTTTATTCTTGCCATTAGCTTAACTTAATTAAATTCTCCAAATACCTAAGTCTCTTCCAATCGGAAGGGGTTACATCCTTTGTATTAAGGTCATTCGGATTCATACACTTACGTACGAGTTTGTCCACATCCTCCTTTTGCTTGGCATTTACCGATGCCACATCACCCAATAATTGTATGTAAAACTCCCTACGATCATCCGTTCCTTGGGGGACAATTGAGGTGATGTCAAAGAAGCGGTCGAATATCTCAGCATAACCTACCTTTTTATGAGCAATACCACTCTCTATCTTTGCCCTTAGTCCATCGGCTCCCATCATATACCAAGCACATTCACCTTGGGTAGCGTTCCATAGCTCTTTGAGTTCGAGGAAAGCGTTGTAGTCCAAATCTCCTGCCTCGTCAAGTACAATAAGAGGTTGTTCTAAGTAAATAAGACACATCTTGATACTTGCCTTTACATCTACATACTTACCTGTATTATCCACCCCTATAGTCTTAGCAAGCAATCGGATAAACTGCTGTTTGGTCTTCGCTTGGGAGCAATCCACATAGAAAGCATTTTTGAGCTTACGGACAATGTGTCGAGAGCAAAAAGTCTTACCAATACCACAATCATCTACCAAGATCATAGATTTGCTGTACTCCTTGCAGTAGAGTAGGTTATCTTCTATTTCAGTATATACCGCTGTACGAGCCACTTTCCAAGCATTATCCCTTACCTGTACACCCAGCTGATGAGCAATTACGAGCCATTGGGTGTCGCTAATGAGTTTCTCCACTTCTCCCTTTTTAAGGCGGGAGAGGATAGCCCCCTTGAGGTTTAGGCGTTTGGCATAGTCGGCATCGGATCCTCCATAGTTCTCACGGTCGGAAAGAATCGCTTCCCTTACCTTATTTTTAAAGTCTATTGATAATTTCATATAGCATATTTTTTTCTCCAATTTTTAGTGTATTCTGTCCCTGTACTTGGGTTGTAGAGGATTTGTTTGTCGTCTTCCTCCATAGTATCGTAGTCATCCAATATTTCTACTTCCTCTGCTTCGCATGCTTCAAATCGCTTGAGGTTGTTAATTACAAAAGAGCGTTTTGGCTTCGGTGTCTTGTCTATCACCCCTATAGGAGTAATCTCTTTGCTTTGGTGCTGTACATAGCGTACAATGGTCATTGTATAGGCATTTTGTAGGGCCTTGATAAGGGTGTCTTCTTCGGTTTGCTCGGCTTGTGCTCTTTGGAAACGTGGCATTGGTTGCACCTCACATACATAGCGGTTACCACAGTAAGCAATTGCCTTTATAAGTTCCCCGTCATTGCCGTCCAACCAATACACCTCTATATCCTTACCTTCTATCTGTTTCATTTTCTCAATAAGTGGGTCGCCTGTAAGTATCTTCCCCGCTTCGGCTATTGCCATTTTCTGTCTGTTTAAGCTGATAAAGCCTTGTTTGCAACTGGTCTTAACAGAGTAACCAATATAAGGCAATATAGCGCGGTAGTTCGTCTCTGGTAGGCTTTCCAATTGGTTATTGAGAAAATACTCCCAACGACTTACACTTGGATCTTCATCGTGAGGTTCGTTGTTCCAATCCTCTATATCAGCAAGGCGTGCCTGTACGAGTTCGTTATAAGGGATAATCTTGGTAGCACCTTTGCCCGCTTGGTTGGCTTCATTCTTAGCAAAAGGTCGAGGGATCCATCCGTCGGCGTATTTTTCTTTGTTGTTACGCATCTTGCCAAACATACGTTCTATGTACTTTCCTTTAGCGTTGTTGGCTTCCACTCTTACCTTTTGGAACATATACCCCTCTCTTAAGAAGGTTTCGCTAAAGCTACTATTAAGGGAGCTTTCGCACTCCAACTCATAAGGGAGTTTTAGCCCCCATTGGTGATAGTTCCTCACTAATTGTCTGTAGAACTCAAGGATAATCCCCTCTTTGCTCTTTCCATAGACAAAGGCTGTCATACAGCGGCTGGCAATATCCACCCCAATATAGAACCATACCCTTTTTCCTTTTTCATACCAAAAGGGAGGTTGTCTGTCGTCAATGGAAAGGATAGACCCCGCTTTGGTGGGTAAGTCCGTTTGTGCATGGGGGATAAATTGTCCCATAAAAGCCTGTCGGTTTCCGCTTCTGAGATTGTAGGAGATGATTTTCTGCTCCCAACTCATCAGATAGGCTTTGATAGTACTTTCGCTCAAGGCAGGGAAGCCAGTAGGTTCGTATAGTTCTCCTGTTTCCTTGTTGAATACTTCTATATAGCCAGCCAAAAAGGCATCATATTGCCGAGATATATCAGTAGGAGTAGGCTTGTGGGTTTGTCCTACGAATAAGCCTTGTAGTACCTCTATGACACGCTCATCTACCTTTCGGGCGTTCTGCTTTCCCTTTCCGTAAGGGTCTTTGATAACAGAGAGGAGTCCATCGGTTTTAAAGGCGTTTAAAGTGTTTTTAAAATGCCTTAAACTCTCAGGCAGGCTATGCTTACGACTTGGGGGCAAGGTCTCGTTAAAGCTCACTGCATCGGTAAGTAGGCTTTGAGCAAGTCCCTTGGTAGCACTCTTTTTATGCAATGCCTTGCGAATATTGAGTCGTTCCTGCTCAAGGGTAACCAAGGCTTGCAAGGTAGTCGCATTGATGATGTAGCGGTCTATCTCATCATCAGTAAGGTGCTTATCCCCACGTTTCCATTCACTATAGAAGCGTATCGTTTCGTCTTTTACTTGGTAATATCGCTCTAACAGATGACCTGCTTTTCGTGGATCACCCAGTGCCTCTTGTATCTCCTTGGGGAGGGTATCATAGTCTATCAGTAGTCTGCGCCCATTCCCTCCCGATTGGAGTTTCTTAACACCATAAGGCTTACCTTCACTGCGGGAGATAGTACTCTGTAAGGACTTGAGAACATTCCAATACTTAGGAATCAACTCTTCCACCTCCACTGCAACTTTATTATGTAACCATAAATAGGGCATAATCTTTTCTTTTTTGCTCCCTAATGCAGGTGCGACCTGCTACGTTACCGCTTGGGCTCTTAGCCTATTAGGGATTTCTAACTAATTCAACCAAGTTCGTGACTGCGACTCTCCTATATATACATCCCAACTACGTCTTGGCTCATGCTCGCTATTGCAGTACCAATCCAATGTTTCCTCATTACCAAAAGTTACCTCAAGAGTACGTCTTAACTTTCTAAGCCACTTTTGCAATTGATCCCATTCAATAGGATTGGTAAGGTCTATATAGCGAATATCAATATTTACGTCCTTGCCAATTCCTTTTTCGCTTATCTTTACATCAGCGGAAAAGCGTACGCCGTTGTTTTTCTTTGTTTCCATTATCTTCTGTATTTTACAGCTCGGTTATACAATATTTTTTCTCGTTTGACCACAATTCCTAAGAAAGTGGTGATAATTTCCCTGCCTATCACATCCAAGTGACCATTGAGCAGAAGTACTGTCTTTCTTTTCATATCAAAATCATTTTTTAATCGTTAGCTAATTGCCCGCGGTGGCTCACCGCTTTTTGATTAATCTTCTAAATCGTCTTCACTTACAGGAATTAAGCAATCTATATCATATAGGGCAGAGAATTTCTCACCCTTATCTGTTACGAAGACTACTCTTACCACGGTATTCATTTCGTCTTCGGAATAAACTCCTATGACAGTCCCGATATTCCCTTGTTGCTTTGCGGGGTCTGTAGTGTATCGGCTTATTTTTACTTGATCTCCTATTTTCATAATATCTTTTTTAATCCTCTACAACCTCTAATTGTTCAATGAAATAAATGTATATACCACTATCATCTACATACCTAACATCTACACGTGTCATACCATCTACATCATATACTTTGATAACAATTCCAATACCTCTATCCTCATCAAATTCGTCAAGGTCAATCTGTTTTACTCTGTCTCCTATTTTCATTTTGCTATTGTTTAGGTTGATTTAATTTCCTTTGTTCTGCTTCTACTTCTGCAATCACCTCAAAGAGTGTTACCTAATGTACTTGCGGCAAGCCCTTCACTTCTTTGAGCTTCTCGCAACTACTGCGAATCTCTAAGAGTTGCTCTGCAAACGCCTTATTGATATACCACTTACCTGTACTCGCCTTGTAGAAGTGCTGAGGGTGCTTGCGAATGCGAGCGTGATACTGCCCACTGGTTACCGAGTAATTATGTAGTAGCAACCACTCCACGTATGGCAGGGCTTCCATTCCATAGACATTAAGAGATTTAGGCATTTTGATGATCGTTTGCAGGGCGATTTTCTCCATTTCAATAAAGTAACGGCGTATCTTCCTACCCTGCTCATTCCTTTCTACCATTGCCAGCTCTTTAGCCATATTAGTAGTAATGAAATAGTCCTTTCTGTGTCTAAAACCTCCATGTGCTGGAACTTGACTCGCCAAATCGGGCGAACGTTGATTTTCAGTAAAATAGTCTTCATTTTCAATAAAGCCATATTCTCTGATACGCCCTTTAATCCAGTTGGAAAAATCCCTACCTGTTTGGAGCTTTTTATGAAGCTCGCGGGCATCAACTAACTGTATGCCCTTTTGTTCTGTGATTTTAACTAACTCGTTCATTTTCTTGGTATTTAGTTATTAGACATTCCCTTTGTTCTATCAACTCATAGAGAGCCTCGTAAGTCTTTTTGTCTTTCCTTGACAGGCGCATTCTTATAGCATCTGTAGTGTATCCTAACATCTTAGATAACGTCTGAATATCTCCTGTTTGTTTTTTTTGTTCGCAAATACGAACAATCTCGGAAAATTGTATTATCTTTGCCATTGTTATAAAGTATTATCGTTTTGACGTTGCAAAGTTACAAATAAATTTGATACTAACAAACATATTTGATAAAAATGACAAACTTTTTTGATAGAATAATGCAAGTTGCTGAATATAAGGGATATAAAAATCCTTCAGAATTTGCTAAAAGAGGATTAGGATGGACTTCTTCGGAGAAAATCAATAGATTAAAAGATGAAAGCAAGAAACCAAGCGTAGATATTCTGATAGAAATATCAAACAAATTTGATGATGTTAATCTTGGATGGTTACTTACAGGCAAAGGAGAAATGCTAAAAGAAGAAGAAATTTTACCTGTTGCAGTTCATACAAATAATCCTAAAAAGGGCATTCCTCTTATACCAGTGGAAGCTATGGCAGGTATTGCAAATGGAGAGGTATCTGTTTTAGAAATGGACTGTGAGCGATATATTATCCCTATGTTTAAGGATGCTGATTATCTTATAATGGTTAAAGGAGATTCTATGTATCCAAGATATAGTAGTGGGGATGTTGTAGCCTGTAAAAAATTGCCGCTTTCTGACTTATTTTTCCAATGGAATAAGCCTTATGTAATTGATACAGATCAGGGGGGGCTTATAAAAAAAGTATGTAAAAGTACTAAAAAGAACTGTATTAAATTAGTCTCAGAGAATCCAGAGTATGAACCTTTTGATTTGCATAAATCCCAAATTTATGCAATAGCATTGGTGATAGGAACTGTAAGATTAGAGTAGGAATGCTCTGTCCCTATTGCCTCCGTGGTATCTATGTACCCATATATAAGTAGGAAAGGTACATATATAGCAGGGAAACACTATGTTTTTACCCTAAAAATTGTATTGCTTTCTGTATATCAATAAGTTAAGTATTTTGTACTTTTGCAAAATACCCCCAACTCACACCCTAAACTTATCATTTTAACTAAAAAGGGGCTTTTTACCCCCTAAACTCGTGCTTAAAAATATACGCTTTTGCATACCCAACTGCATACCCAACTTTTTAGGGAGGATATTTCAGAGGTATTCCTCACCCTCATTTTCGAGGGGCTTTACAGGGCTTTTCAATAGGCTTTAAAGGCTATTTCAGGGCATAAAAAAAAGCCCTCAAAGGGGCTATTTTAGTGGGTTTGGGAGGTTTTGAGGTATATTCCTAAAGGCAAATTACGGTATAGCTATTTTTAGCCTTAAAAATACCCCTTTTCCATTACGCCGTATATACGGTAAATTACGGTATTTTGTACATTTCGTTTTGTCCGCTTTTTCGGCTTTTTCGTTTGTAACTATTTTATTTTTAATATTTTACGATTGGATTTTTATTGTCTGTAGAGTATGTTTCTATCTGTCTTTTATACGATATTATACGCATCGTCTTTGCCACGGTGGTGGGTTCCTACAAGGGGTATCTTGAGGTAGTTCAGTACCTGATGCATTCCCAATCGCTTAGGGTGCTGGGTTACCTCTTGGAAGCGTTCCTTTATATTGATATGCTCATTGCGCATTGGGTAGGGCAGTTTTCTAAGTGCACATTGCTTTTGGAGCATATTCCTATCGTAATTCCCATAACTCGCCCAAGTGTATTGATAGGCTTGGTATTCCTTTTTAAGGATTTGCAAGGCTTCTTCAAAACTTACCCCTTCCCATGCTACCAATTCGGGAGTAATGGTAGTAAGTTGGGTACAAAAAGGACTGATTTTGGAATGTGTAGGCTTTACCAAAATACCTCTGTTATCACTAATCTCACCTGTAAGGGTATCGAGCAGGCAAATGCCTATTTCTATAATTTCGCTGACTTCTCCTTTGGGGGGTATTCCCTCCCAACAAGTCGCTTCTAAGTCTATAATAATGATTTTGTTCGTCATTG